ACAGAATGTTCCAACAGGCAATATCCAGAATAAGACCATGACCGTATCACTCTGGGTAAAGATAAACAATTCGGCTTACTGGGCTGGTACTCACACCAAACCTACCCTAACGATTGATTACGACAACGGTACAACAATAACTAGCGTGGCAACTGCAAGTACTGACTGGCAATTACTAGCTTGCACCTTTACACCTACTACTACCTATGGACAGATTGAAATGAAAGTAACAGGGGCAACTGACGCTACTGGAACTAACCGATACTTCTATGTTGATGATGTGAATGTAGCCTACCCTGCTGGCGTGGCTATTGACCTTGGCAACTTGGACTTGTGGGCAGAGGGATTGCCTGTAGCTCCAGCTATTGCAACTATGCCGAGTATTGTCGGAGTATGGGATAGTCCGTTAGCCGAACATACAATTACAGGCAGTGCAGGTAAGATCTTACTGGATGCAGCAAATGACCAGAAACTACCTAACCTACTGATCAAAGACAAACTAAGTTAAATCTGGTATAATGTATAGTCACAGTAGTAAAAACCTAAAATGCTATAATATATATAGAAGTAACAAGATGCTTGTTATAGGCGTGGAGCTTCTAAGTTAAACAGTAAAGGCAAATAAATATGGGTAAACAATTCTGGCGATTCGTTAAAAACGAAGCTGGCGATTCAGAACTATTCTTGGAAGGCGTAATAGCCCAAGAGAGTTGGTTTGATGATGAAGTTACTCCTAAGCAGTTCAGAGAGCAGCTAGATTCTCACCCTGGCAACATCACAGTAAGGATTAACAGTCCTGGGGGTGATGCTTTCGCAGGTGTGCAGATATACAACATGCTCAAAGACCGCAAGGACACTGTTACTACATTAGTAGACGGTCTAGCGGCATCAGCTGCATCAGTTGTAGCAATGGCTGGTGATAAAATTGTCATGAACACAGGTTCTATGATGATGATACACAAAGCCTCCACTATGGCTTGGGGTAATGAGGAAGAGATGCAAGAAGTTATCGAGATGTTAAAAAAAGTCGATGACAACCTTATCTCAATCTATATAGCTCGTACTGGTAAGTCTGAGGCAGAAGTCAAAGAGTTACTTGCAGGTCAAGGAACTTGGATGACGGCAGAAGAGGCTGTTGAACTTGGTTTTGCTGATGAGGCAAAAGAAGGCAAAAGCAGTCTTTCAGAGTCTATACAGAACGTGCTAGGGTTTACAAAGGACGTGCAGACTGCAGCAATGCAACCTGTATTGAATTTGCAAACAAGGCTCAAAGATGAGTCAGAAAATAAACTGGCAGAAGAGGCTAAGGCTAAAGTCGAAGCTGATGAAGCCGATAAACTAAAGAAGGAATCAGAAATGACAGAAGCTGAACTAAAAGCAAAAGCTGATGAGGATGCTAAATTAGCAGCCGAGGCTGAGGCTAAAATGCAAAAGCAGATTGAAACTGCTGTAGAGGGAATTGTTGCTAAAGCACTTCCAGCTCAACCAAAAACAACTAAAAAAGTAAACGATACAGAAGTTCGTATCAACTTTGTAAACCAAATGGCTGCATTGATGAATAAGAACGGCTCAGACCTCAAGAAGTACGCCAGTGAAGGTGCTGCTTTCCGAGGTGTAGAGAACGCTGTTGCTGACGGTGAGAATCTATGGGTAGATGAAGTTGTCCGCAATGACATTCTAAAGGCTTACAACCAAGTTGGTCGTGTCGGTGGTCTAGTAGATAGAGAGAGCATTACTGCTGATACTCTAAAGATTCTAGTTGAGACTGCTGGTACAGGATTCCAGCCTGTTGCTCTAGGTGCCGTGAAGCCTACCGATACTCCAGTATGGACACCGGTAACCTTTGAGCCATTTGAGTGGGCTGTTATCGTGCCTTGGAAAGATGGTGACCAGAAGCGAACTAGCATTAATATCTATAACCAGATTGTTCAGTACATCGCTACTGAGTACGCTAAACTTGAAGACAAGATTATCTTGACTTACGCTGGTGGTTCTGTAGGTTCTGAAACTCGTCCTGCAAGTGGTCTTGTTCCTATTCTTACAACTGCTAACAGAGACATCCAAGTACCTGATTACAGTTCAGCAGAAGTTGTTTCAGCATTAGCAGAAGCATACGGACAGACTGAATCTGATGGTGTAATTACTCTCGTCGCTAATCGTGCTACATGGGCGCAGCTTGCTACTAGCCTAGACGGCTTTGACCGACCACTATTCACAGTTGTTGGTGAGCAAGTATCTGCTGGTGCATTAGGCTCATTCAGGGTCGTAATGTCCAGTGTGCTATCTGACGGTGATGTAGTAATCGGTAACTTTGCTGACTATCTACTTGTTACTCGTGGTGGTCTTGGTACTTTATTCAGTCGTGAGGCTTACATCGCTGACGTGATTAACCTATTCACACAAGACGCATCTGCTCTACGTGCTGACATAGACATTACTGGCGGTGTTAAGAGAGTCAACTCATTCTCACTACTACAATTCGGTTCAAGTTCTTAAACAAAGGTAATAAGGGGTCTAAACTATGACTAAAGAAGAAATGATTGCGTTGTTAGGGCGGCCCCTAACGCCAGTTGAAGATACTAACTTCAACTTGTACCTTGAAATAGCAGAAGCTAACCTAGAAACTTTGATATGTACTCCGATACATGATGCAAGCGAGACTAGATACTTTGATACTAGACATGACTACAAGACTGCTTTTATAGACATCTTTTGGAATGTTACTGAAGTGAAGTTAAACGGTAACGTTATAACAGACTACTCAGAACGCCAATGGGATAAAAGAAATGCAAGCTGGTATAACTCTCTAGTGTTTAGTGAGTTTACTAATGGGCATGAGCTAGAAGTCACAGCTGACTGGGGATTTGAACCAGTCAGTGACGGCTCTAGCTTACCTGTAGACTTACAGCAAGTTCTAGCAGGACTGTTCGGCTTAATCTCTAAGAAGAATAAGTTTGACGGTACTATACAGAGCAAGCAAGTAGAGGACTTCAGGATTAGCTTTAGAGCTGATGCTGACCTAGACCAAGAGTTCTACAAGAACTTTGGCTCTACAATATCTAAGTACTCTTTGTGCGATATTCCTGACATACAAAATGGAAGGGTTAAGTACAGATGTTAGAGTCTCTAATCGGACATGGCATATTCTGCCAAGGTAAGGTTTACGAGATAGTCGGTGTTACTGGTGGTGATGCTTACCACATGGGCGGACCAGATGTATTTGATGTCTTTGACCTAAGTAGTTACACGTTCCTAGAAATAGAGAACAATACTATTACAGGCGATAGGATATTAAATGAATATGAAGCCGATGGGGTATTTAAGCTACTTACAGGGCTTGTACGCAATGCTAATGCTGAGAATGTAGAACAAGGTGCAACCTTGCATATACGACCAACAGAAGCCTTTGTGAAGCCTCAGGGTACTAATAGAGAACATCTAACCTTGACGCTAGTACCAAGTAACTTTGAATATGAGAGTTCATCATGAAAACTAAAGTAACAATGAATGCTAACTGGACTAAAATCCAGACTGGCAAGTGGCTAGACCTAGGAATGCTAGAAATGTCTAACGATATTGACAGACGCTCTAAGGCTCTAGCTCCTATTGATACCAGTGCTTTGGTGAACTCCAGCAAGGTTACTAAGGTTACTGACGGCTACAAGATTAGCTTTGGCTCTAGCAGAGTACCTTACGCTAGACGAAGGCATTTCGAAAATCGCAAGAATCCCCAAACTAAGGGCTATCTAGCTAGAGGTGCAGACTCAGTTGCTAGAGGTAACATCGGAAAGTACTTCAGGTTACCCTCATGATAATCCACAGCTTACTACAACAAATGCAGAATGACGGCTTTGGTACAGTTGGTACAGATTTACAAATAGGCGTGTTACCAGTCCTAGCTAACGGAAACCCACGTAACGGTATAGCAATAACCCCTAGAGGGGCAACTGTTACAAGGGTGCAGATAGAAATACAGTCGGTTGACTTCTATGCGAGGAATACAAACCCTTTACTGGCCAGTCAGACGGCACAAGAAATATTAGAGTACCTTAAAGAATCATTTGGCGATATATGTGAACTACCACCCCTGACAGGTGTAACAACTGAGTCATATAGGAATGTTACAATCACGCCCACTAGCTCAGTAGAGTATGTAGGAGTTGACGATAACAACGGTACATCATTTGTTGTTAGTGGTGAAATAAGATACGAATTAAATAACTAAGAAAGGTTATAGAAATGGCACAAATCACAGACTTTAGTGCAGTACAAGGAAAGCTTGACATCACAATCTTCTACACAGCCTTGAATCAAGGTGTACGAATACCAGCTGAAATGCTAGTAGACGATATTGAAGTTGCTAATGGTGAAGAGCAGACTAGCACTGTTACTACCTTTGCAGGCGAAGAGAGCGAGCCAAACGGCACATACTCAAGCCCACAGATTAACTTTAATGTTAAATTGAATATGAAGGCTTTAAGAATGATCCAGCCTAACATATCTACAAACTCAACAGACCGTCCAACAGTTGCCGGTCAAACTATCTTTGGTGGTTCTGACTGTACTGTTACTGATGATGCTATCCTAATCGTACATCAGACATGTGGCGAGAACTCAGACAATGATCTACAATTTCCACGTGTTAAGTTGTCTAAGAACTTTGGTATGACTTTAAGCCCTGGTGAAGTGTTTACGCTACCATTCAGTGCTTATATACTACCAAGCTCAGATCACAATGGTGCTTTGGCAATCTATGGTACTGGCGACCTAGACGAAGAGACATTGTTTAGCGACACTACTGGCGTATACGAGCCGTTAGGTAGCTCCTAGTAGATAGGGGGAAACCCCTATTCTGCTATACTAGATAAAAAGGAGCAACGATGTCAGAAGCAATAAAAATCAGTACAGGGAAATATCAGAAGTCAGGTAAAGTTGAGGTTGACGGTAAAGTCTGGACTGTAAACTTGCCAGGTGCTTCTACTGAGCTAAAGCTTGGACAAGCCCAGAGAAGGCTAACCCTACTAGATAAGAAGATTGAAGCTGGCGAGGCTACTGAATCAGACCTAGATAAATATGACGAGTTTGAAGAGGTTATCTATTCAACATTCTCACGCATATTCCAAGACGGCACTAAGGACAACTCCGAAGTAAAGGTTTGGATGGACGAAACTCCTATGGCAATTATCGCTATGGCATTAGAGGACATAAAGGCTCAAGCTAATGGACAAAAAGCCGAAACAGATACGCAATCTTCTTGATGAGATAGGTACTGAAGACCTAGCCAGGATTAAGGCTCATAGAGCCGACACCCAGGGAGCTATGCCAGTTGATACTGAATGGCTCATAATGGCTGAATGGTTAAGGCTAGCAGGCTGGGAGGGGTATATGGCAGTTAAGAGAGACGAAATATCTTTAGCCGAAGTGTTGACGTTGATAGAGGCTAACCGCAAACTTGAAGCACGTAGAATCTTTGAAGATATGCAATCTTCATTTGTTGGAGCTGTATCAGCACAGACCAAGAAACCTATCTCAACTTTCAAATCACTTACTAAGAACATTATTAAACGAACCAAGGTAGATGACTAATGACAACACAAGTTGGACTAATTGAAGTTTTTGCGAGGATAGACACCTCTCAGTATAGGAGTGGCGAAAAAGAGATTGAAAAGTCTAATAGTAACATTGAAAAATCTGCCGATTCTACCTCTACAAAATCTAACAGTGCATTCAATTCTATTGCTAAAGTTGGATTAGCGGCAGTAGCGGCGGCTGCCGTCGCTGTTAGTGTAGCCATAACTAAGAATATCGGAAACGCTATTGATCGTATTGATACGTTAGTAGCCTTTCCTCGTGTTCTACAGGCTTTGGGAAGTACATCTGATGAAGCTGAAAACGCCACCAAGAAGCTAAGTGAATCGCTTAGAGGTCTGCCTACATCATTACAAGCAGGTGCTAAAGGTGTACAGGGATTAGTCACCTCTGGTCTTGACGTAAATAAAGCCACTGACGCATTCTTGGGACTTAACAACGCTCTACTTGTATCAGGTGGTGGTACAGCTCAAGCCGAGTCGGCTATGCTCCAGTTACAACAAGCTTTGTCTAGGGGCAGAATAGAAGGACAGGAATGGAACACTATAGCCTCAAGTATGCCAACTGTTCTACAGGCTCTAGGAAACGAAACAGGCAAGACAAAAGACGAGCTAAGGGAAATGTTTAGAACCGACCCTCAAGGGCTTATCGATAACATCATTCGGCTGAATAAAGACGGAGGTGGTGGGCTTGCTTCACTAGATGAGCAGGCTAGACAAGCCACTGGTGGTATTGGAACAGCCTTTGATAATATGAACAACGCTATAACCAGAGGTATAGAGGGAATAGTTAGGTCTATAGGTGACGGTGGTACTGACCAGGAGAAATTAGCATCTGGACAAAAGAAAATATCTGACGCTATAACCAGTGTAGGGAATGCTTTTGGTACTGCATTAGCACAAGTCGGACCATTCATAAACTTCATAATGAGAAACCAAGGAGTATTTGGAGCTTTGGCGTCTGCTATAGGAGTTGTTGTAGGGGCTATAACGCTTCTTTACACTGGTATTAAACTGGTGACTATAGTGCAGGGTATTTGGAACGTTGTCACAGGACTTTTCCCGGGGGTATGGATTGCTCTGGCCATTATTGGTATAGTAGCAGCCATAATTTACCTTTGGAACAATGTAGACGGCTTTAGGAACTTTTTTATAGGTGCATGGGAGATGATAAAGGACGCTGCCGTAGCTGTGTTTGATTGGGTAAAGAATAACTGGCCACTAATTGTTGGGTTCTTGACTGGTCCTATAGGCTTGGCTGTAGCTCTAATCATTAAGAACTTTGATAAGATCAAACAGGCAGCACAAGCTGTTTGGAATTGGATTACAGGTGCATTCAGCACCATTGGCGAGATTGGCACAAGTATAGTTAAAGGGGCTGTTAATTCAGTTCTAGGCTTTGCAGAACGGACAATCAATGGCTTCATTAACATGATAAATGGTGCTTTGGACGCTATAAATAAAATTCCTGGCGTAAACATAGGCAAGATCGGCACTCTAAGCGTACCAAGACTTGCAGAGGGTGGAATAGTACCAGCTACTAGAGGCGGAGTATTAGCTAATATCGGTGAAGGTGGCGAGGCTGAAGCTGTTATACCGTTATCTAAACTGGATAAGATGATTAACGGCACAGGTGGGGCGAGTATAGAGGTAACCCAGAACATATATAATGAAGTAGACATGGATAGAGCCATGCGAGACTTAGCTTGGAGGATAGCCTACTAATGAGATTCGACTTTACTACTGACCAAACTAGCGTATCTATTGGACAGGGTACAGACTTTAGATTTTTGCCACCTATAGACGGCTTAGAAGTACCTCAGATACGAACATCAAGACAAAACTACTCAGGGCGAGACGGTGGGCGTGTTAATGCTCAATACTATTCACCAAGGCTTATAACCTTTCAGGGACATGTAAACGAAGATACCTGCCAAGACCACGAGCAAGCTCGTATAGACTTGCAAAAGGGCTTTCCTATACGTGCACTCATAAACCTAGTAATCACCACGCCAGCAGGCGGTACATATGTTACAGACGGTTATGTGCTAGACCTTAAGATGAACTTCGGAGCTAATCGGTACTCGCAATTCAAAATAGACTTTTTATGTCGTAGCGCTTACTTCTTAAGTTCCACCCAGAATTCTTTAGATATACAACGATTTACAGGTGGTGGTTTCATCTTACCTGTAATTCTACCGATAATCTTTGCTCCTGGTACTGGTGCTGTTAACGCTTCTAACAATGGCACTGAAACTGTCTATCCGTTGATAGAAATTTATGGCTCAGCTACTAACCCTGTTGTAACACATCTAGGCTCTGGTGAAGTTGTTGCTTTTAACCTAACTATGGCTGATTCAGACAAGATAGTTGTAGACATGAACGAACGAACTGCCACGCTGAACGGATCTTCTGTACTATCTCTACGGACATCTCAGTCAAGGTGGTGGGGTCTTAATACTGGTGCTAATATAATTCGTTTTGACACTGATACAAGTAGTGATACTGGCTATGCAAGAATAATCTGGAGGGACTCAGTCCTAACAATATAATGCTAGATACTCAGATATATGAAGTTGAGCTTTGGAGCAGACAGGGCGTACTTGTCGCAGATATATCTGTGTTAGTCAAAACGATGTCATTCACCCAAGAACGAAATGCCTCGGAGTCTTTTGAAATGACATTAGACTTAGACGCTTTTGAAGATCTAGCTAGTAGTATTGGTACTATGCCAATGGTGATGTTAAACCCTTATAGAACCGATATAAAGGTGAAGCGAAGAGGTGTTTATCTATTTGGTGTACATGTCGTAGAAGTGAATACAGAATTAAACGAAGATGAATCCACTATAAGTATAAGAGCTGTCGGTTATCTTGATTTATTAAATGATAGATTTGTGTCTAAAACCTATACTAACGAATATGAAGGTGATATTATCCAGGACTTAGTAACTGAAACTCAGAGCCAAACTAATGGTAATCTAGGTATAACATTTGGTGATATGGTACAGTTGGTACAAAGAGATAGGATTTACGAACGACAGAATGTTAAAGAGGGCATTATTAATCTGACTAAATTGGTTACTGGTAACTTTGATGTACACATTGATCATAACAAGGTACTCTCTACTTATGAGATGATTGGCTCAGATAGAAGTATAGAATTAGAATTCACCTATCCTGGCAACATTAGACAGTTGACAGTGCCTCGTACAGGTATAAATCTTTTCAATAAGATATATGGACTTGGTGCAGGGTTCGGTGATGATCAGGTGCAATCTTTACAAGCGGACACTGATTCACAGCTAGAGTTTGGTGTGCATGAGAATATATACACCTGGAACTCGGTCATAGAGCAGGCAACATTAGATCAAAACGCACAAGCCAGGCTCATATTGACCAAGAACATGTTAGAGATACCACAAATCAAAATTAGTGGTAGAGACTTCGATCTCAGCACTTATGGCATTGGTGACAGGGTAACAGTTAGAGTTCTCGATCATAATTTCTTGAATACAATTGATGGCGTGTATAGGATTGAACGCATAAGTGTTAGCATTGATGAAAATCAAGATGAAGACATAACATTGTTCTTCGATAACAATCAATTGGAGGCATTAAACGATGAGTAGATTAGACTATTTATCTGAGAACACACTTGTGGATCGTATTAAGTACCTGTCTCAACAGTTAGAAGAAATTAAGACTCTACAAACAGTTAATAGTGAGATAATCATACCTGTAACAGCTCAGTGGACTGGTAACTGGACCGATTCTAGCTCTTACGTCAATCTCGTACCTAGTAGAGGTGTGATAAACTTTGACGCCTATGCAAATTATTCTCTGTATTTTGAATGTCTGATGTTTACTGACGCTGGCACTGGTTATCTACGACTATACAATGACACAGACTCCACTGCTTTTGCTAGTAGTGAATTATCCACTACAGCTGTTGGTGAATCTAATGCAGTACTACTGAGAAGTGGAGAGCTTACTAAGCCTACAGGTACAAAGACTATCAGAATACAGGGCAAGCAAACAGGTGGAGCTGGTAAAAATGTCAACTGTATGATTGGACGCATGGTATTCAAGATAGGTACTTAGAATTTGGTATAATTGTAATATGAAAGCAGGTAAATAAAATGTGTGCGAAGTTCTTACAATACAGAGATGGTGGAAAGACGGATGAAAAAGGTATCTCTACTCATCTCTATGGTTTATTCACTGGTGAAGTTATAAATGGCATGGCTGTATCTCAGAATAGTCCACTAGGTATGTCTGTGCTTGTCTCAGAGGGTAGAGTGATGATTGATTCAGGCAGTGATTACCCATATCTGGGTTTCACTGACGCTAATGAGGTGGTAACAATCACTACTGCTGACGGTTCTAACCCACGTATTGACGCTATTGTTGCCTATGTAGACTTATCTGTAGTTGATTCAACTAACGCTAATAACCCTGGAGCTTTTAAGATTGTAGCTGTTGCTGGTACACCTGCTGGCTCGCCTTCTGCTCCGAATAGTGGTGCTATATCTACAGCTATTGGTAGTGGTAATCCGTTTATCCGTCTAGCGAATGTTACTGTTGGCACAGGTGTTACAACTATCACGACTGGTAACGTATCCAATCAAAGAGTTATGGTTGGTCTATCTCAGGCAATAATAGACGCTACGAAGTCAGAGGGCTGGGATACTGGCTTGCCTGCCCCCAATACAATAA